CCGTGGATTCAATCTCGGTGATGTTCTTGGTCATCTTGGTGTAAGCCTGGTTCAGGCTCTGTCCGGAATCATCCAGCCAGATACGGTTACTCTTGATGACCTGAGTACTATCATTGATTGCTGTGAACAGGCTGTCTATATCCAGTTTGGAAGCGGCAATGTTGGCTGTGTCAGAAACCATCTTGTTGACGATCAGTCCATCAGCAATCGCTCCTGGCTGCACACCAGTGGAATCGATCAGAGTTCCTTTTCCAGTCTCATCAAAAAGTGCAAAGGTAAAATCCCCTTTGGCATCCCTGCCAGCCTGCATCCGGACTACTCCATTGGCATCTTTCCACTGCTGGGTTGCACCAGATATCTGGATGCCTCCATCGTCTGACATGATCTTGAATTTGTTGGTGCTGATCGTGCCAGCCAGAAGATCTGCAATAGTAACGGACTGCATAACTGCCGTTCTGATCAGGGCTGTATCTATCACTGCATTGTCCGAAGTAAGATGAATATTCTGCAGATCACTGATGCCAGCTGAACCAGAAAGAAGGTTCCTTATGTTGGCATAATTGGAATCAAGTACTTCAATCTTGCCGTTCACTGCTGAAAAATCACTAACTACAAGTTTTTTGAACTCGCCATACTCTCCATAAATCTCCTCGACCCGCTCTTTTTCAACATTAAGGGATTTGATCGTTGCATAAGTAATATTCGCCGTGTCCACATCAAGCTTGTTGATCAGTGCCTTGTCGATCACAACCAGTTGTGCATAATACCTGTCCATATCTTTTGTATTCGGACCTTTGTATCCGGATTCCTGTTCTACTTCAGACCTTCCAACAGCTTCCACTGATGTGATCAGACCGCCATCAAACTCATGTGTCATCGTCATGACCGGTACTTTATACGCTGTTCCATTCAGATCAGTGACTGTCATCACATCCCATGGATCCACGCGGGGATCTCCCATGAATTTGACGTTTCCAGGCATATATTCATATCCACTCAACACTTTCCAGACATTATTCAGCATGCCCTGTGTCATGAATGGATTGGAAAAGCTTATCCCTCTGGTACCAGAGCCAACACTGACTGAAACATCATTTCCCCCAGAGTCCTTTCCGGTATAACAGGTAATCTTTTCTATCTTTTCCGTCACATCATGATGTTCAAAGGTGTCCCAGTACCGGCTCGTATCGACTGGATAATCACTGTCTATGTAAGATTTAATCTCAATCTGTCCCTGCCGGTTACAACTGGCAAAACCGCCATACATCTGTGAAATATAGCCAAGTATCTCTCTGCAGGTATAACCATCCGGCCGCTTCATGGATATAGCAGTCAATCCATCTGTAACAACAGTAACTCCCGTAGTTCTTGATATCGCATTCAGCACAGTCACTGTATCCGTAGTCTCTGCAATGCCATCCGATGAAAAAGCTCTCTCTGTCTTCATCATACGGTCATATGCAGTGACTGTGATCTGACCTTCATCTGTCTTTGGCTTTTCTGCAGTGTAATATCCCATCGGGACATATTCAATGGATGCTCCGACCATCATGCCGATCTTGATGCTTATCTCTTTCCCTTCGATTCTCTTTCCGGGATTCGTCATCTTGATCTTGGCATATCTGGACACTGCAGAGCCGATAGAGAAATCATCCTCACTATTTGAGCCACCCTCGATTGTGATCTCTGAAATACCATCCATAACGGTATTTCCGTTCCACGACAGTAATGCATAAAATGTTCTGGAATCCTGCTGTATCAGGTTTCCAAATTCTTCTGATGTCTGATACATGCAGGTCCTCCTTTACTCCAGCATGATGTCCAGCGCTTCCATATCTCTTACAGAAAGAGCGCTGAATTTATCTGTATCACATGCTTCAAGATCTGAGCATGTAAGTGTAATGACCTCAACATCTACTGCGATTTCCCGCAGCTCATCGAGTTCTTTTACAAACTCATCTTTCTTTCCTTCCAGGAACCTCGGTTCTCCGTGTTCGTCAAGTACGAACTTACCTTCCGCATCTTTAATCATGTACTGGCTCCGGAGTTCATCAAACGTGCTGTTGTATGCTTCTGCAGCTCCAGATACTGCCCTGATATTTTTATTGATTGCATATGTTACTTTTACTGGAAATCTCTTATCTTTAAGACCTCTGATTCCATTCAGGAAAGCAACAATGTCTTTATTCTTTACTTTCATTTCATCCTCCTACTGCTGGACCAGATCTACGGCTACACCAGCATATGTTTTTACGCCTTTTACATAGCTGTAAACAGGATATGTTGGTGTACCTGCATAAAACCTTTTCTCTACTTTGTTATTTGTTCCAGGATCCCTGAACTCTACATTAATGAATGCAGGATCTATAGCTTTATCAATCAACGCAGTCTGTGCCCGGGTAAGCGGCGGCCACTGGCAAGACAATGTGTACTTTCTTGCAATCACATCGCCTTTCATATCACCATTGCTTACTCGCCCTGTATTTTTTGACCAGATTTTTTCTTTCTTATATGTCAGCCCATTTAATTTCAGAGTGGGCATCTTCACTCCGTCGATATAGATTTCATCATCTTCTGAATGCAAAAGCCCACCTCCTTAATCAAATACAGGTTTGCCAGTTGATTTCTGGTAGTCCTGCCCCTCTACGCGTATCACTTTAAACAACTTCTTTGAATCGCCTTCAAGATATACTTTCACTTCCGTCTTTTGGCCATCTCCTCCGCTGAAACTTTCCAGTGCATTTACCATAGCTTCATATACACCCGCACGAATACCGGCAATGATCTGATTGTTATTGGCAACTGCATTCTTTCTTCCCATCCGGCCGACCATCTCTGGTCCGTTTTCACGGGCAACGAACATCTCTCCTGTTTTCGGAAAGCCACCTTTTGCATACCAGTTCAGTCCAAATGATGGCGTAGAAAAACTTACTGGTCCGACATTATGACTGTTCCAGGACACAGATATATGCGGCAGTGGAATATGGATAGATTTCAAGCCTGCTGCAAATCCCTCAATTGCCTGTGAACCTTTGTCCTTCAGCCAATCCTTTGCATTTCCAAGCTTATCCTTTACTTTCTTTGGAAGTTTTCCAACCCATGTCAGAATATTTGGAAGGTTATCTTTCAGACCTTTAAATAATCCGGACATGATAAAACCACCCTGCTCTGACATAACCGTCGAAGGAGAGTGGATTCCAAATGCTTTCTTGAAGCCATTGATAAACGGTTTAAATATATGGTCTTTAATCCATGATGCTACATTTTTCAGAGCATCTACGATTCCATTGAAAAGTCCACTAATGGTAAACTGTCCGTCTTTGTATGCTGTATCTTTCCACCACTGTACAACTTTCTTCCAAGCATCTCTGATCAAGCCCCAAAGAAATGCCGCAAAGCCTCCAAATGCTGCGCCAATGGCTTCTGATAACTTTTCAACAATGCCTTTCCAGTCAATATTGACCAGGAACTCCTGAACCTTTTTGCCTAACTGCTGCCAGTCTGTATTCTCTACAGCTGTGATGAACGAATCAAGAATACCTTTTACAACATTGCTGATCGTCTGTCCTGCAGTAGCAGCATCAAACATTTTAACAGCGCCATTGATTCCGTCAGAGATGGCTTTTCCCAAGCTGTTCCAATGGAAATTTTGTGCAAATGTGTTTGCAAATCCAATTGCTGTGTTTAATCCCTGAGAAAGAGTACTTCCCACCAGTCCCCAGTCTGTTGTCTCAATGAATCCGTTCAAGAATGTCGCAATGCTTTTTGCAATCCTATTCGTAGTATTCTTGATATCATCCCACGGAATATTCTGCAGTGCTGCATTGAGTTTACGGCCAACTATTGCACCAACTTCTGTGAAGTCTGCGTTCTTCCAGGAATCCTTGATCAGCTTCGCAAGGTCTTTAAATTTACTCTGGACAGCAGTGGTTTCGAACATGTTGTCAATACCACCCAGAGCACCTGTATCTGCCCCTCCGCTCGTTCCAGCGTTTGAGGATGAGTTATCATCCATCTTATTGATCTGGTCAAAACCTAACAGTGTACGTTTGTACTTTTCAGCTTCTTTCTGAGCTTTGTTAGCATTGTTTGCATTTTTCTTCAGTCCATTGGATGTGCCATTTAGACTTGCTGCATAATCCTGATTTACTTTCTTTGCTCGGACAATCGTGGATTTGCCAGTAAGAGCGCCCATGAGCTGTCCTACTGCATTCACAGCCTGAATGATCATCTGCAGGAACTGATTCAGAATCGGAGCTACTACATCAAGAATCGGAGCAAATGCTGTTGCAAGAGAGTTCTTCAGCTGTGTCAGTGAAGACATCAGCATGGAAAGACTTGCATTTGTTGAGCTTGAATACTGTGCCAGATTCTGGAAGCCTTCTTTTGCCCCGTTGATTGCTCCACGAATCACAAAGCTTGCAAACATGAATTTTGCAGTCATACCGATTGTTTTCAGTATTCCTACAAGACCTTTTCCGGATGTTCCAAGACCATTAAATGAAGATCTCGTTCTTTTTAGAATTGGAATCCCAGTAGCAAACTTCTGTATCAGCGCACCAAATGCTCCAGAAGCTTTCTGAATCAGACCACTTGCCAGTGATTTCACACCTGAGGTCACTCCCTTAAGAGCACCGCCAAATCCTTTTACGGCAACGCTTCCAAGCATACTTTTGATGGACACAGGACGCTGTACATCCGTCCCGTCAGTTTCCATCATCTTCTTGTCAGCCTGGTACATTTTCAGTTTTCTTTCAGCGCCTTCAATGTCATAAGCCAGTCCCCTCCAACTGTTACTTTCTTTATCAACTCCAAGATACTCTGCCTTATCTCTTCGTTCATAATATCTGTCGAGTTTAGCCTGCACCTTATCAATATCAGAAATAACATTCTTATACTCTTCAGTTGGTACTTTAATGCCTGCCTTGATCTGGAATTCTTTTGTTTTGTCTTTCAAGGAAAATGATGCAAAGGAATCTTTAATTTTCTTCATAGAAGCACGCACTGAACTCAGCGTTTTACTGCTTTCCAGATTCCTGAAAGGATTTTTCATCTTTTCAGTTTCTTTCTGAATGGCTTCTACTCCACGCTTCACTTCCTGTCGACTCGATTCCAGCTCTTTTTTCAAAGAACTTGCATCACCTTCGATTTTGACCTGCATCTTATGAAGTGTATCACCCATGGTCTCACCTCCCTCCATTAAAAATCCACCGGAACATCATGCCTGTCTCCGGTGGTTGAATGCTTCGTTATATTCTCTTCGTCTCTCCATATATTCCTGCCACTGTCGTTCTTCCTCATCCTTCTCATAAGCCTGCTGTTCTTCTTTAAACAGATCAGGATAGAAATCCCACGGCTTCAGGAATGGTTTCTTGCTGTCATCAAATAATAATGCAATATTGGCAGCGATTGCTTCTGCCAGTATGCAGTTATCTGAAATCCTGTTCTTTCGTTCTCTTTGCAGTCTTCTGTATGCACTCTCAATCAGGTCCACATTCTCAGCTATAGAGCAGTTCCAAAATGTTTCCATGGATATCCCCACATCAAGAGCATTTTCATACAGTTCCTGGACAAAATCAGTCAGGCGTTCCCAATTTCCTCCATCAGGGTTTCCGCCTGCTCTGTAGTAAAAAAACCGGATACTGATAAAGTCGGAAGTATAACTTTTGTATAAAGATCTGACTGGTTTCCACCTTCTTCATCTGTCCAGATATCATACAGATTCTGAATCTTCGGGAAAGTCATGCCATGCTCCCATGGTTCCATAGCAGCCTGAATGATCGTCAGCATCACTGTCAGCGGCGGAATATCATCCAGCATGTTCATGATATTCTGATGATATTTATTTTCCAGCTTATTGATTGTGGATGCTTTCAGCTTTAAACGATAATCGCGCCCTTTCACATTCCAATAATGGAAAGGTTTTCTCTTCTCTTTCTTTTCTTCCAGAGATACCACGGTATCTTCTGTGTTTTCTGCTACATCATCTAATCCACCAAGATTTTCCATGCTTTACCTCCTTATGCCGGATCAGTCTGTTTGATTTCAGACTGTACTGCCATTGTTACTTCGAATTCAATAACACCATTTACTCCGCCACCAGTCCGTTTAACAGCAAACTGAGCAGTAAACTCTGTGACTGTGCCATCTTTTGTCTTCTCCTGGAAATCCCAGACTTCTTTTTTAGCCGCAGCATCTCTCATGACTCTGTATGGACTAGCTGCCTTGGTATTATCGTATTTGAACTTGTATACCATATCCGGAAGATCACCAATGCCCTGTTCATAGATTTTATGAGGATCTGTCAGGCAAGTGTTATCTTCTTTATCGATTTCTGTTCCTACTTCTGGAATTTCTTTTAATCCCGGAAGATCTGTGTAGGCTGCAGAATTGCTTGTACCGTCTGTGTGTTTTCTATAGCCTAATGTTGTTCCATTTGCTAACATGCTTTTTCTCCTTTCTAGGTCCAATAGACCTCATCAGAATCCATGTCAATGATTCCTTCATAACGCATCTGCTTATGTTTCATTCCTGATGGATCCGAAACATCCTGACATTCAGTTCTCTTCAATCCGGTAACTTTCATTGCCTTATCGACTGCAAGAGTTGTCGCAGATGTGCTGTCACGATTCCAGATATCAATCCTGTATCGCACATAAGATTTGTCTTCTCTTATGCCTTCGCTGTCAGAACTCCACTCATATACATTGTTTTGTTCTTCTGTGTACTGGATCGTAGAATCATCCGCCCATGTTCGCGGATAAGAATCAGAAACATTCTCTGTAACACTACATAATGCGTTATATACCTGTTCTTTTATATTTTTCATTCGAGTACCTTTCCTATCTCAGCCCGGAAGCTTGCTGTCATATTACTTAAGATCTTATCCTCATTGTCATGCAATGCCGGATACATGAAGGGATGTGCCGGCTGTCCTGTACACTGATAGAATCGTCCTTCTGGAGCATCGATATAAAACCATCTGTACTTCTCAGCTACCCTGCGATCAACCTGACTTTCATGAATCCACCATGGTGACTGCGTATAGACTGGTGTAACATCCGGAGAAATGCCTGCGTGATCTGCCTGACCTTTCGGACCGGTGCCAAACTCCACATACGGAGCATAAGCCTTATTGGTCCAGCAGGTTCCAATAGCTCTAATAGAATCTCCTTCAACATCTGCAGCTATATCCTGCTGTAATTCACCGGTATCTATAGGACAATTCAACGTAGCCGCCAGCCGCACTATCTGGATGACTTCGCCCACAGCCCGTTTCATATCAATCTCTGCCAGCTGTTTCAGCTTTTTATCGAGTTCATCTGCATCACTCACAACTTCTCCACCTCCAGAGTAAGCATTCTATACGGCTTAATGGAAATGATCTTATAATCCGGTTCCCTGTCGCTTCCAACAAAAAGACAGATTCCATCAGATTCCTGAATGTCCGTTCCATTTTCAAGGATGTAATGTAGCCTGCCCTTTTCATCCGGCTTTATCTCATATTTTCCAGATATCCGCAGATTTCGGATATAATTCAAGCGCTGCCCATATTGCTGAGCCTGTACTTTACCTGATGCCGGCCAGGATTCTCCTTCAAAAGAACTGGCAGTACCATATGTTTCTCTGGTACTGCCTTCTGAATCCTTTTCAACTACTCTTTTTTTATGATAATATGTTTCAACTCTGCTTCTCCGGAGCCTCATAAGTCTTCCCTCCTACTCTCGCAAGCCGATATCTGTTCATGGTATCGTAGATCTGCTTTGGAGCATCATCGAAAGTATAACTTTCTCCGCCCTCACTTCTGCTCTTTTCACCTTCAGTTCCCATCCGGTTTAGCGCAATCACTGCAAGATCTCTGACAGCCTTTTCCAGTCCGGTAACGATATGCGTGCGATTTGTATAGGATAAAACGAAAGTCTCTGCATCCTCTAAAAGAAGCTGCAGAAGCTCTTCGTCTTTCTCACCGGTGATCTTTTTCAGCTTTTCCAGCTCGGTCATCTGATCACTTCCTATCAGCCATTAGTAATCAAGCGTGCCATCGGAATAGCCTTTGGATCAAATGCAATATTCCAGTTTGCTGTTGCGAACAGCTGATCATCTGTCGGAGATTCAGTCCAGCTTGATTTTGGTTTTGTGAAGCTGAATCCATTCGGATGGATAGTTTCTCTCATTCTGGTGATCAGCTCATCCTGGCCACCATTCTTCTTTGGATCACGATTTGTTTCAACAGGTACATCAACACGACCTTTTGCAGTACGGATAACTCCCTGTCCAAACAGGTATGTTGTATACTTCTTCAAATCTTTGTTAGCATCAGAACCGCCAACAGCAACACACGGTACACCATCATCAACAATAACTGTGTATCCATTTGCAGATGCAATATTCATTGGACGCTGAATGCCATTTGCATCTGTATACTTCCAAAATTCCAGAAGCTGTTTGTTCTCCAGTGTTTTTGCTACATCGGAATGCATGATTGCAAGGCCAAACTGATCTTTATGGTCACCACAAGCCATTGTTGCAAGATCATTGAGGTCAGTCTCTGCAATATTTCTTGCAGTGGCAGATTTTGAACACAGGTCAAGGGTGTGACTCTCGTTCCATTTCTTTGCATTTCCCGATACACCAGTAATACCAAATACAGCATCTGTGATGCCAATCAGACGTTTCTGGCGTCTCTTCTGCCAATATCTTGCAATTGTAGCTACGATATGTCCCATCGGATCAGCACCAGAAAGTTCTGCAGTAAAGTTACGAGCAAAGAATCCTTTTGCTCTGCCATATACGATACCACTCTGAGAACCACCAGATACCTCTTCCACTTTGATGTCAGTCTGACCATCATAGTTCTGATCTTCTCCATCAAGTGTGTTGTAAAACGGAATCGTGTAAAAGTTTCCGCTGTTTGCGATTCTTTCCGCAATAACCGGGTCTTCTACAACAGCACCAGATTCGATCATTGCTGTGAGATACGGATCCGGTGCTTCATTCCACATCTGCATAAATAATTCCTCATCAAATGGAATTCCAAAAATTGTTCCTGCCATTTACTTTTCTCTCCTTTTTTTTATTTGCCGGATAACTGCTTGTACAGATCCGGATTTTCTGTTTTCAGTTTCAGTCTTTCTGCGTATCCCATCTTGGAATACATTTCTTTTGTGATGCCTTCCTGTCCTGAAGCTTTCTTCGGTGGCTTTCCACCTTTCAGCTTTTCTTCCACAGCTGCCTCAACAGCTTTCTGGAAGGTTACTTTTACAGTCTCCATAGACTTTTTGCAAGCATCGGCATCTGTATAATTCAGAATCTCCGCAAGTTCCTGCGGAAGGCCATCACCAGCAAGTGTGTTTCTTGCCTCTGCCATCAGTTCTTTGCGAGTAATAGCAGCTTCTCTTTCAGAAAGTTCTTTTTCTTTCTTCTGCTGCATGTACTGTGCTTTCTCTTCTTTTGTCATCTTTGCAAGTTTCTCAGCCTCAGAGAGCTTATCATCCGTCAGTGCCTGCCATTTCTCCTGAGCATTGGTCACTGCCGTATTGACTGCCTTCTGGACACGCCTGTCAAACTCTGCCTGATTACCGCCTGTTTTCAGGAAATCATCAAAAGACAGAGGTTCATTCCCATCTGAACCGCCTGTTCCACCAGCTCCGCCGCCATTACCGCCTTCATCACCGGTCCCAGCACCGTCTCCGCCTTCTGCAAATAACTGCAGGTTCATTGGAACTTTACACATTGCTTTGAATACTTTATTTCTCATTTCTTATCCTTTCCGCCCAGCCTATTCACTCTTGTGCCCGGGCCATTCGTCTCAGATTCTGTAGTTTTACGTCATTTCGGACACAAAAATAAGACGCTTCACCCCGCGCCCCATAGGGAGATAACCGGATCACCTTATCCTTTCTCCTTACTTGCTGCCTTTTCTGTTTCTTTGATAATTTCAGCAACACCTTCCTGAATCAGATGTTCTGCTCTTTCATCATCAACATCCAGAATATCGCCAACTTAAACGATTTTCTTTAATTTGACATCGCTGTAGCGTTTAATACACTTTACCTTCATTGTTCTCACCTCCCTCAATCACTGTGTGTTGCTTTTAATCCAAACTCTGGAAGGAAATTAATCTCGTAATGATATTTGTCTACAGCTGATCCGGAAATATCTTCGACCACATACATGGTGTAGTCATTCAGATACACATAATCTTTCTGATATTTGTTATCCGCTGTCTCAATGATCACTTCCAGCTCATTATCAGAATTGTTCTTCAATGCAAATGTTCCAGTCAGTTCCAGAAGAATGGTATCTGTCCTTGCATTCAGAACCGTAAGCTTCCTGGTCACATTGAAGTTATCTGCCTCTTTGGAAATGTTGTAGCTCACCTGATCTGCTTCGGCACATCCTGTAGCTGTAATACAAATCAGGAGCACCAGCGCAAGTACTACTGCAATTTTCTTTTCCATGTCTTATTCCTCCGTATAATCTTCAATAATGGTTTCAATGCCATATTCGATAGCGCAAGTATTCTCAATCTTACATCCTCTGGCCTTGTCCCATCCTTTAGCAAAGTATGCCACATCCGCAGTTGCCAAAAGTTTAAGAGATTCGCCTAAATACCAAAGCGGCTTTGCATCTGCCGGTGCTGATTGAAAGAAAGAATCAATCACTTCTATAGGTTCACCGACCTGCTTCTCTGCGCTTTTGATTGCTTTTTCTCTTACTGCAAGGATTTCCTCGTCTGTCTTGCCTCTCATTGGCTGACTGATAAATAGCTTTTTCATATTTCAAGTCCTCTCTTTCTTAAAAATGAGTATAAAAATACCACCGGTCATTTCTGACTGGTGGTATCAGTTGGTTTGATAATAAATATCGTCCCTTATTGATTCAAGCATATAAGTTTTCTCTGATGGCTCGTGCTGTGCATCCATCCAATATACCGATTCATCTTCTATGTACTCCATAAAATCAATGTACGTATCTACATCAATTTCAAAAGTCGTATCTTTCTGTGTTGACAATACTCTTTGTACCAATTCGCTGTTCAGGTATTCTCTTTTTAAATATTCAATCTGCTTTTCATTTAATTTAAACTTTTCCATTCTGAATACTCCTTAACAATCTTTCGTTTGTTGGATTGCACTGAATCAATATTCCTGTGTCTGGATCTACCGAAACTGTTGCTTTCTCTCCGATATATTTCTGGCTTCTTCCACCTTGTGAATCTGTTCTTATTGCCCTGACAATTACCGGTTTCTCCAGAACGCCCTGTATCCCTTCCACAGTTACTCCCGAACGTGGTCTTCCTGTTTTTGGGTCTCTCATGGTTCCTATTACTCTCTCCATGAAATGTTTGCTCTGTCTGGTTACTGCCGTTCCCTCAGAAGTTTTTGTACCAACAACTTTTTCATTGATTTCACCATAGATTTTCTGATAATTCTTAAATCCAGATAACGGTGATATCATGCCATTCTTCACTGATCGGGCATAAGTTCTAAGAAGTTCCCATTCCTCAGGACTATTATACTTCATTTCCTGGAAGTCTGCAAAATATTTCGGCATATCTTTGCCAAGGATTTCTCGATATTTATCGAACTGTTTTCGATCACTGGATGCATTCTTTACAGCTTTCTCCTGAGCTTCAGCCTTTGTATTTCCCTTGACATATTTCTGATACCATTCATCATATGTCATATTTGCAGGAACTTTCTCAGTACGTCCGGTTTCCGGATTATAAGCCGCTCTTGTCATCCTGGACAGTGTCTCATCATCAATGTCACTGATTGTGGTAGATCTGCACCACGGATGCATCGGCGGATAGTTCTTTCCAGCTTGTCTTTGTGACACCAGGAAGACTTTCCCATCCAGTTCCCGACATATCTTACTGGTCCGTAAGTCCAGTGTAGCAACATAACGATATTTCTTTATGCCACATTCTTCATATGCCTGTGCTGTCAGCTCTCCGGAAAAGAAACAGCTCTCCGTCCTAATCAGTCGTCTTGCCTTGATTGCACCACCACCGAACTTCTCAGTGATGACTGCTGCCGTTTCCCTGTCTGTTCTGCCAGTCAAAAGACTTACCAGCAGTTCATCTTTTACCGTCTTTGCAAGATCATCCGTGTTTTTCCAAATATGCTTCGAGTAATGTTTCCCAGACCAGTTCATCCGGAGTGCCCGATCAATCTGCTTCTGATCGACATGAGAAAAGCTAAAACCTAATCCAGTCTTACGCTGTGTATTGTATATTGTCCTATAATAGGCATTCTCAGCAAGCTGTTCAAAAAAGCTCGTATCAAATTGCTGTTCCTGCTGATATACATTTTCCATGACTGTATCAACCTTCTGTAGAAGTCCCTGCAATCTTTCAATCCTTGCTCTGTATGCTGGTGCTTCCAGCTCCTTGAGCAGTTCCTGCTTATTTTCTCCGGAATCCTTATTCTTCAACTCAAGAAGCAACTTCTGAATGGAGTCTTTATCCTGGATACTATTTAGGAATCTCCAAGCCTCAGCTTTTGACAATTTATGTTTTGTCATATATTTTTCAAATATATCCTGCGCAGAAAACGCGATCTGAGCGGATGCAGACCTGTATATTCTGGCTACAAGATCAGCAGTATCTTCTGCATCAGCCATACGTTCATACATGTCCCAGGCGGCTCTCTTTTCCCAGTAATCACTCATCTACCTTTTTCTCTTCTGTTTTCTTTTGTGATGATTTATCCGGATCATTCTCTTCCGGAGGGTCATTTCCCTGCATGCCGAACATCTCCTGCTGCTGTTTCAGGCTCTCTTCGGATTCTTTCTTTACTGCTGCCATCTCCTCATCAACATCCTCGACAAATGGAATCTGAGCAAGCAACGTCTTCTGGCTCACAATACCTTTGAGATTAGATACCATCTGAGATATCTCCAGAAGATTCTTTGGAAGAGCTCTGGTGAAAGTCATTGTGATTCCTTCCGGATCCACAATTTTTTCTTTCATCGAAAGGAATCTGCAAAAGATATGTATTCTTTTTCTCAGGCCTTTGCGGTAATATCTGGTCTTGATCTTCGTGATATTTTCCATACCAAGAAGCTTAAACTCCATAGCCACGCCTGATACATTGCCGCCAAAACTTTCATCCGTCATGCATGGGATATGCGAAAACTTATGAATATCCTGTTCAACGGCTTTCTTCAGGATCTCAACACCAGCTTCATCAAATGTCCTTGTCAGATACTCTGCCTTGGTACCATCTGGCATCTCCAACAATTTTTTCTTTTTAAGGTGCTTCATGGCAGCCTCTGCGCCATCCTTTTGTTCACCGTCTTCCTCTATCTCATCATCTACAAGCAATGTTCCATAGATGGCAAGAATCGAATCAATGAACTGTTCTTTATCAGTAATTCGATCACTCATCAATGCGTTATATGCATCGATCAGCGGAATCTGCAGTTCAAAGTCACCGATTGCAAGCTTATTGTTCAGATATTCAATGATCGGGATTTCTCCCAGATAATGAGGAACTGGCTCTTCTGTGGTCTCCTGGCTACCATCAGTATTCAAGATACTTAACTCGAATTTATAATTCTGAGTCAATATCGTAGCCATGTACTGAGTCGTTTTTGTTCCGGAATCATCTTTTTTTGCATAATAATAGACAGCAAAGAGTTCATTTTCCTCAATGCTGTCATCTCTTACCATAAAGGTATTCTCTGCAGAAATATTCTTATCACACAAATATGCTTCATTTTCTTTCACATAGATGTACTCATATGCAAGGCCGTATATTGAAAGATCTAATCCATTATCACCATCTACTTCATCAGCTCCGGCAACCTCTAAAGCTTTTGTCAGTTCTGCGATATCATTCTCTGATTTATAGGACACTGGATTACCAATGAAATAGCTGCTGGCTGTATCCGAGATATCCTTTGCATGGTTACATACCAGCTTATTTTCTCGGTTCTCATCATCCAAGATCTTATGTTTGCCCCGGTAATAGTTCATATTCTTTTTCAAACGACCAACAAGACCGATGTGCTTACCGATTAACTTTCTGATCATCTGCTTATCAGGTCTGAGTTCGTCAAACTCATCCCTTGGAATCGTAAACGTATACATCTCTCTCACCTCCTGACTTCTCTAAATCTTGCCATCTTATGACCTAAGATTGTACTTACAAAATACCTTACAGCATCCATGCTGTGATCATGCTGTTTTACCGGCTTATCCTCACCATGTTCCATTGCTTTTTCATCCCAGATATAAGAAGCAAATTCTTTTATCGTTTCTACGCAGGAAGAAACAAAAACAAGTTTTTCCAGATTCAGAAGCATTCCAACCAGACGGATTCCATCCAGTACATCATTGTTTGCTTTCAAAACTTTGTATCCTCGCTTCCGAAGTTCTGCGATAAAAGAAGCGGCCGATGGATCCACGATGATCGCTTTAATCTTCGTTCCATCAAGCCACTCTTTCAAGTCGTCTGCATATTCTGAATCTGTCTTTTGTTTGCCTTTATCTCTTCCGGAATAGTAGTACTCCCGAATACAGTACCATTTGCCGTCTCTGCCTTTATTCCATAGCAGGAAGACTGTTGCATTCTGAGTACCATAGTCACAGGATACATACCGATTACCATCTATGAGTAACTGAAAGAAATCTTTGATATTTCGAACATGCTTCTCTTCATCAAACATATCATAGATGATGCCCTCTGCTGCCGCCCACAGTCCCAGGATGTAACGTTTGAAGAAAACTCCAATGTACATGCTCCGGTATCTGGCTTTGATTTCTTCGTCCAGAGAGAGGTTGTCATCCATTGTAAAATGCAAATACAGAATATTCTTCTGTTCGCACTTATCTATCCAATTGACCTTGAACCAGTGATACGGTCCATCAGGGTTACAGTTAAACCAGAACTTGGAACCTTTCACTGAGCATCGTCCGGTTGCCTGATTGACAAAAGACTCTGGCATCAGAGCAACCTCATCAAAGAACACGCCTGCCAGTGTAATACCCTGAATCAAATCCTGTGATCTCTCATCCTTTCCGCCAAAGATGTAGAAGTAATTCTCTTTGCCATCTTTTCGGATAGTCAGAAGATTGTCTGCTCTGTGATCCGTGACCAAATACCCTCTGGACCGGAGCATCAGCTTCAACCAAAACAAGACGTTTCTCCGGAAGGAACCAATAGTCTTTCCACACATTGCAAAGTTCTGCCCGGAAAACGAGCTCATCGCCCACATAACAAATGATAGTGACATGCTAATCGTTTTTCCTGATCGGATAGCTCCATCAGCTATGATTCCATCCTTGTCATGTACCGGTGACTCTTTGCACCACCAGGTAAGAACCTGCTTCTGTTTTTTTGAAAATGGAAAAAAATGAAATGTCTGACCGATCTGGCTGTTACCCCGATTAGTCTTCATTTTCTGCAGTTTCTCTTTCAGGGTTTTGATCTTGTCATACATTCTCATCACCCCAAACATCCACCGCAGTCGCATTCATTGCATCCAGAAATCCATCATCTGTGGTATTCTCCTCAACGTTATCCTGTTTCAGCATTGCAAATTCAAGCTGCATAGTTGCAAGCTCAAGTTTCGCATCATCATATCCAAACTTGTGAAGTGTCTCAATTGCTTTCTGCTTTCTCGCCTGGACTCTGGTCAGCGCATCTTCAATGGACTGAATCTGTCCAAGAATTCCTTCGTACTTCTTCAGTTCAGTAGGCTTGCCTTTTTCTATACCGGAACTAAATTCTGTTACGGACATTCCCGAAGGAACATGTTCTCCATCAGAACCAGCTCCAAGTTTCTGTTCTTCCATCTGTCGCAGCTGATCAACGCGCTTCAACATCCGTCTTTCACGTACTGTCAGAAGTTGTATCTCCTGCAGGAGTAGCTGTTCCTTATCCGGCTGTACTGTCTGAATCAGCTTCTGTTCATCTACATCCAAGGTATCAAAAAAGAGCGCTTCAAACTCTCCTGTCTTAACTGCGTTCTTATTTCCCGGTGGCCCGTTGCCACCATGACCTTTTGCATTTTTGTTTCCCGGCTGACCACCTTTTCTTCTTTTGGAGCGTTCCGTATTTTTACGGAGCGTTCCATTCAATTGTGTATCCCAGGAATCCTTTGATTTCCATCCTCGAATTGTTCCAGGCGAAATATTCAGTTGACTTGCAATCTCAACCAAATCAATCTTTCCGCCATATTTTTTATATATTTCAAAAGCTTTATTTCGGTTCGGATCTCTCGCTCTTGCCAAGCCTCACCACCTCTCATTCATTTCGTTTTTGATATTTACTAAAATACAGTCCTGCCAGCACCATAATGACGGCCGATTGCCGCCATGCCGAAAGGAGGTGCAAACACTTACATACAGTGAATCCATGCCTAAAGTATGTATGTGCTGGTGCTGTGCACGCTGTATGAAAATTGGCATTAGAAAAGCACCCCGAAGGGTGCCTGTTAAATTAATTATCATTTTTCTTTTTACATGTACTTGCGATTAGAACTCCTAAAAATATCAAGCATAAAAATATATCTATCAAAGATATTCCCAAACACGCTGCAAGTATTCCCCACAAAATACGTGAAAAGCAATTTTCCACAATAACAACTGAAAAAATCACAATCATCAAGAGTAATTCTATGCACGTTAATGTGTACGTATAAATTACCGTTTTGAAATGCTCTGTTGCTTTTATTTCTTTGGTTAAATAACTTCCATCAAAAGCAACCAAAATTGATTCAGCTGTAATAATAAAGCCCAATGATGTTCCCCATAGACTTAGCATAGTTGTCGCAACACTAATCATTCTTGAAATATCAATTTGGTTTTTATCAAGAAATTGCACGCGTACTATACCAATTATAGTGCCAACCAATAAGGGTATAACTAATATACCAGTTCTTCTTAATGCATGTTTTGCTCCTCTACTCATTTTCTTCATTCTCTTCCACGCAATCATCGACCACTACATCATCAAAATAATTCTCTGTCAAGCCATAAATGCTTTCAGAATCAATACTTCTATTTTCAGTGAGTACAAATTCTGACTTACATACTAATTTATCACTCAGCAGATCTATACTATCTTTATAAGTTCCCTGAGACACTCTAAATTTCTGAATTTGTTCTCTGTTATTATCCACAAAATCTTTCATTTTTTCAATCTCAATAGGAAGTTGAAACCCCTTCTTCTTGCTAGTTTTTCTTCTTTTTAAGACAACTTCATATACATCAACATCAGGAATGTCCTGTGTAAATGCTTGAATCATTCCCATGTCATCTCTTAAGATTCTTCTCATTTCAGGAGAATTTTTTACTCCTAATTCGAATAAACTATACTCCCCGTTATCTATTAATTTTTCAAATGCATCTTTCCTCATTTTTCCCTTGCAACTAAAATGTGCTATTTTCTGATCAAAATTAGGAAGATAAAAAGAAATTGCACTCGGCCTTGCACCATTAAAATTGAATTCGGCTCCCATAACACCATATTTAGTAAACAGTACGCAATGTGTTATTTCTGCAATATTAAAATCGCCTTCAATCACTGATCCAATATTTGTCAACTGACCACCTTGTTCAATATAAGGCAACGCATCTAACCTGCATAATATTATTCTAAATCGAATAATTCCAGAGTCTTTATCAATATTGTCTACTAAAATATATATCCTATCCCCATTAATAGTATTCTGCTCTAATTTCTGAAGAATTTGTACCCGCTTTAATTTGTCCGTTTCTTTTGCTAAATTCTTATTTAATTGGTCTATAGTTTCAAAACATTTTATTATTACATCACTCTGCTTTTTAATTCTCGTCATTCCTTTATTATTTTCAAGATTTTTATATGCAGCTACATCATAATAATATATGCTTCTGTTTACTTTATCCTTTGCCATACGCTTTTCCCCCATAAAATATAATTTGCTTAAATCATACTCCACAATCCGACATTTTTCAACAAATAGTGTTTCTGTTATATATCTTACGAGGTATTTGTATTATAGAACATTTGTTCGCAAATGTCCATATCGGAAAACTGTACAAAAAGAACCCCGTAATTTCTACGAGGTTCCTTCTGAAAATTATATTCTTGGGGTAGAATATTTTTATCTTCTCTTTTCGGAGAAGCGGGGAAAGAGCCGCCGGTCTTTAAGCCTTTGGCTACATTCTCATCATACAACGACATTACCGACTTTTCCGACCTTTTTTTCATTTTATCCCACATTTTTTCAGATACGCATCTCTGATATGTAATCTCGGATAATCTTCATTGTGCGGCATGCCAATCTGCTTCGCAATCGCCTTCCACGTCATGTTCTGTTTGTAGAACATCCGGAACACGCATCTGGTCTGTCCGTCCTTGATGTCATCAATCCACTGATCCATGGCTTTGACCTTCTCTTTCTTGCGCTCCAGAATCTTCTCCCGCCGGTCATACTTCTTCTGATCAAAACCTACAACACTCTGTGGTCTGGGATAACCGGTCTGGTAATCGAAGATCGTATCATTCCCAAGTCCCGCCTCTGTATTCTTCATCATCAGGAGTTCCAGTTCCAACACCGGTATCTCCTGTTTCAACTTCCGGTACCGGTCCAACATATCTCTGGTTACTTTAATCCCCATTACACAACACCTCTCATCATCATTTGCAGCTGTATGTATGACGGTGCTGTACGATATCTCTTATCGTCTTTCAGTAACACACAATACTTGTACAGTTCAAGAACGATATAGGTTCTCTGGATTTTTCTGGCCGGCTTATGTTCTTCTCTGTACATTTCAGTGAGTACAATCTTCTGACCGCGTTTCAAGCCATGCTCCTTCTCACGTAACTGCTGTAATTCTTCCCAGTGGGTGTTCTGCATTGCCTGTCCGGAAGTCGGATCCGGATAACCTTCGTGATTTTTATATGCCATTTTATCACTCCTCTCCCCAGTCAAGTTTTTGTCCACCTTTATTGCAATACAGGCTTGATCTATACAACCCTTCTGCTCCACAAATAGGACAATCCCCTTTTGTTGTATAATATCTACCTGAAAAATCTGGAATAGACTTCATATTTTTAGGCTTCTTCGATATCTGCTTTTCATTAATCACTCTATAACACGTCAGCTTTCTTCTCTGAATATCATATTCAAAATTGTGGGCTACTCCATATTCTGAACTGTAAAAAACTCCTACAAGAAACGGTTTTCCACTCCACCTACCTTTAGATTCACATTTGATGATTCCATACACTTCTAAATCCTTGCACCATACTGGTTGTCCTGACATTTGCCTTAATTCTTTCAGTGTTAGTTTATCCATTCTTCATCTCTCCCTATCCCTTCCCTGTATTTACAACCATTATCAACACATGTTATTTTTCCGTATCTAGGAGATGTTGGATTCTTACATGTTGCATAGTCATGTGAATAATGTTCGCATGTATAGCAACATTCCAGTGACATCAAATATACTGGTATCTGTTCAGGTGTCCTTGCCATTGTTCCTCATCTCCTTAAATGCTTTCTCTGCATCTTCGCTTCTGCCGTAGGTGATCAGCTGTGCTCTGCCATCTTTCAGATATTCGATTGTGGTGTTGCTCGTCATTCTGGGATAATGGATTTCTTCCCACTTCTCGGGTGCTGGGGCGCGATCAGTTATCGCTGGACAGCTATTGTGCAAAACGCATCTGCTACACAGAATCATTCCTTCCTGCTGTTTGCAGAATTGTATCAGCGTATTATATGCAGCAATAGCAAGCTCCGGTGTGATGTCCAATTTCTTTGGTTCTGCATCCTTGACATCAAGTATTTCAATCATCTTCTACCTCCTCAAAAAAGAAATCCGCCAAATACTGTTCTTTTCCCAAATCATCTTTAAAGTAAAAATCTGCACAATCTCCATATCCTTCTACTTTGTAGATCTCGTATATTTTTCCCGGTGTCACGTTTTGAATCCAATGCGTTCCTACTGTTTCACTGAAGAACTTCTTCAAGCTTTCCTTTTCCGTTACCTTTGCCTTAAAGTTTACCTTTCGTTCTCCAGTAAACGGATGCCTGTCTAAATCACTGTAACATCTAAAAGAATTCATTTCAGTCTTCCCCTTTCCTATGCAAATCTCAGTTGCCCGCCGGTCTCCTCTTTCATCCTGTCCGCCCTGCAAATCGGATTTCTGACTGCAACACAAAGCTCAGGCAAATTACATTTTACCAATGCAGCTGGTATTGGTGGACACACTGCATTTCCGCATCTTCTGACCTGCTCACTTTTTGGATATTTCTTCCCAGTATAATCATGATCAATTATGTAATCATCCGGAAACCCCTGGCATCCATACAGTTCGCTTGGTTCCAACATCCTAAGTCCAATGTCCACAATCCGGTATTTTGTACCGGCAATTACCACTAAGCCAAAACGGTCCTGTGCTGTTATAGTATCAAGCGGTTTTTTTACACTCTGGCCTGTACCTGCTCCGTAATATTTCGTCAGGAAAGCTCGTACCTCTCCAAAATGTCCATCCCCTGCTGTAATCGTTGGCAAAGGTTGGCGAATATCCTTTCCATCACAGTGATTATTCATCTGGATTAAATTTGCTGTCACTACACTATTGTGATTCCCTGCTATAATAGTAGGCAGCTGATTATTTATGTTTTCTCCTGCTCCTTTATATCCACCGTCATAATATTTATGCAAGAATGATGTAACCAAGCCATATCTGTTTGAACTATCAACAGTCATAACCGGATCAGCTATCGTCTGTCCTCTCACCTCTCCCTGCACTGTTTCGGAATGATACTGAATCAATAACGGGCTGATTACACATTGCTGATTCCCGGTTGTGATGGTATGTATAGGATCTTTACAACTTCCTCCCGGATGATTTGTTGTATTGGTTCCCATATAAGGTGTAAGCACTGGTTCCACAACTCCATACCCATGCTTTCCAGTTATGGTCAGTATCGGTTCTCTGATATCTCCCGGCTTTCTCTCACCACCATGATTGCACTGAATGATAAACGGCTCCGGATTTTCAAGGATAAACTTTTTCAGTCCTCTTGCAATTCGTGCCATTGTTTTTGGTGCAAGCGGCCGCACTGCACGGATACCGTATTTTTTCTTGATCTGCTCAGATGTATCAAAAATTGAAGGACATGGTCTATTGAAATTAATCTGCGTATATGCTCCGACATAAGGTTTAAGACTACCGTTTCTCACCGCTTCACTGTCTGCCGGTCCGTGTGTTGGCTTTGGCCACACAATCGGGTTGCCGTCACATCGGGCAATCAGAAAGAACCTCTTTCGCATGGTCGGCGCACCATAATCCGCAGCTATCAGTTCACTAAACTGTACTTCATATCCGAGCTCTGTGAGCTGCTGCACAAATTTCTCAAATGTCTTTCCCTGCTTGGACTTGATTGGATGTTTTCGCCGGTTAAGTGGTCCCCATGTCTTGAATTCTTCTACATTCTCCAGCATAATCACTCTTGGTCTTACAAGCCCCGCCCATCTACACGCTACCCAGGCAAGGCCGCGAATAAATTTGTCCTTTGGCTTTCCACCTTTCGCCTTAGAAAAATGCTTACAGTCAGGTGAAAACCACGCAAGTCCTACCGGATAGCCCTTACATACTTCGACAGGATCAACCTGCCATACGTCCTCACAGTAATGCTTTGTGTTCGGATGATTTGTCTTATGCATCCGTATAGCTTCTGGATCATGGTTGATTGCTATGTCAACACTATATCCCGTAGCCAACTCTATTCCGGTGGAAGCACCTCCTCCACCTGCAAAATTATCTACAATCAGTTCTCCATGAATCATATTTCTCAGAAGCCCGGTATACCCTTGCCCCGGCCGGAGGCTGGCTCCTTTCTGTTTATTTCTATGACCCCTTCATTACGAGTGAAGTGTTCTCTTATCTCATTGTTCTCCGAAAGAACTGCCTCAACATGGCATCTTTCCATGATTCCTTATACTGATCACAGGAATCGTCATCGTGGACCAGTGTTCCTTTACGGTCACACAGCCCATCGTCATTCTCAATACATGTTGCACATGTCTTATCCATAAGCTATCCCTCCTCAGTTGTTCCACCTGATCTCCAGCTCGATTCCAAGCTGTTCCTTTATGCTCGCGATGTAATCCGGCCATGTTGCCAGATCATTTGTCAGGTACTCAGCTCCCTTGTCCATGCCATCCATGTATCTTTGGCATCGTATCTGACCGAATCCGAAATAATCATGCAACACTGCAACACTCAGTATCGTAAAAGTATCCAAGGTCATTGCCTTGATTTGTTCAGATGCTTTATCCAAATCCTTTACTGCCAGTGATGTATGTACTCCGGTGATATTACGGAACTTTACTTCTTTCTCAAGAACTTCCATCCCCCCCTGACGTACTATCCTGAGAGCAAGATCAAGACCATCTTCACGACCTCGCTCATATTCACGCATCTTGTTCATCCGGCTTTTCTCCTCTTCGCAAGATATTCCAGTTGCCGTACAGTTTCCAGGATCACTGTTGTACACAATTCTGTGTTACTTTTTCGGATCAGCGCCTCTGCTATACCTGTAAGTTCTTTCCAGGCTGCATCATCTTCAACCAGAATATCGTTATACTGTTCATATAAATTTCTTGCTTCTGGGTACAGTTCCCAGAGCTTAGTTAATTCTTGTCCTGTCATAATTCTTCAATCCTGATATAAATCCCTGGTACTTGTGACCAGAACTTTTCTACAATCTCAGATGCCACAAGAGCATCATCCTCCCAGAATCCAACTCTGGTCATGCAATCTTTTAACAACTTCTGCAGATTATCTGTATCAGGTTTTGTGGTTCGGTATGATCCATTGCCATGACTTCCATCATCAGGGAAACACCACTTTGTCATTAACCGAACACCTTTTCGATATGGTTCTTCCGGAACTTCCTTACCAAGATACGCCATCAGTTTCTGTCTGGCCGCTTTCAGTTCCGGCGGATCATAAAATATTGGCTTTCCTTTTACGACTGCAACCTTGTGTTCCTGATGAGTTACTGTCGGAGGAATCATTGCTAAAAAAAATTCAGTCTCCAAAAATTTCAACTCCTTCTTTCTCTGCTCAAGGTATGGTGCCCACCTGAGTGCGGGGTGGGTGGTCGTCGTGCGTGAGCTTGTCGCACGACTACCTACCCCCGCTAGGTGGGGGGGTACGCACATACATATATACGTAGTATATAGTTGTGCACGCACCCTTTTGCGCTCTGCACATAACCAGAAAATTATGATTTTGAGCATGTATGCACACAATCGTAAAAATTATAGTTATGCGTACTGTTCACAATTTAGGTTATGTTCAGTCTTGTGCACCCTTTCTTCTGATGTAGGCTTTGCCATCATCACCCATATATTTTTCGAATTTTCTTCTTAATTCTTTCTTCTGCCTCTTGGTTTCTCCAAGCCATGAAAGCAGCTCTCTTGAATTTGTATCAAGTGCTTCTGCCAGCTCTGCGGCCGAAATCTCCCTGCCATCAAACTCAATATTCTGAAATGCAATCTCAAATTCATTCAGCTTACGCTCACGGGTTTTCTGAGCATTCTCTTTCCTTTTTTGAGCTGCTTTTTCCCACATCGGTTTTTCTGCTTCCAGTTGCAGATCTCTAAGACTTCCAATCTGATCAATACGATGCACCGGATAATCAAACCATAAATTGACCGGTTCAAACTTCGGAAACTCTCTGAGCGTTCCTTCAATTCTCCATGCAGTCTTTGACTTTGCGACAGCCTTTGCTGCTTCTACCTGACGCTCCAAGGCTATCATCTGCCATTTATCTAAGTGTTCCCTGCAGTAATCCATCATCTGTGTACTGCTCAGCAGATCATCCTGTGAAAGGTCATCCTGCCACTTGAAATGAGTATCCAGATAACTTTTGCAAGCTCCACAGACAGCTTTATTCTCTTCCTGTTTCATCAGCGCTTCTGTTGGTTCCAGTTCTATCAGATCCAATAGTGCATCCGGATCACGAGCAAATACACCAGATCCAGAAGCACGGTCCATTGATTTCTTACCGCCCTGACTACCTTTACTATGATGATGACAGTAAATTACGGCACAGCCCAGTTCCGTACATACCTTGTCGAACTGATTACAGAAGTTAGCCATCTGATCCGCACTGTTCTCATCACCGGTAATAACCTTATAGATCGGATCGATAATGATCGCTACATAATCCTTTTTTGCTGCTCTTCTGATCAACTTAGGTGCAAGCTTATCCATTGGTACTGATTTGCCTCGCAAATTCCAGATATCAATGTTCTGAAGGTTCTCCGGCGCAATTCCCATAGATGTATAAACATCTTTAAATCGATGCAGGCAGCTTGCTCTGTCAAGCTCCAGATTGACATACATCACACGACCCTGTGCGCAATGCCACTGTAGCCACTTCTTACCCTCTGCAATGGCAATACACAGTTCTATCTGCAAAAATGACTTACCAGCTTTAGAAGGACCAGCAATAAGCATCTTATGCCCTTTTCTGAGAACTCCCTCAATCAGACATGGTGACAGTTCCGGAAGATTATCCCATACTGATTCCAGTCCTTCTGGTTCCGGAAGATCATCATTTACTCCTTCGATCCACTCATACCACTCATTCCAGGATGCTTTTCCCAGATTGGTATCTACAATGAACTGTTTCTTTTCTCCGCGCTGCACACCAGGCATTCTGGACAATCTGGAAGGGTTCCTGTTCTGTGTATCTACATCAATGCCATTCTTCTGGCAAACCTCATAAAGATAATCCACGCGCTTTCTGTATTCGCTGTAATCTGCAGCATCCACACGCACGATTGCATGAAGACTTTTCTTTCCAGAATACACCAGGCATGCAATAGGAAGCTCCAATTCTCTCAGAATAGCGTTCTGCTGTTCGATATCCATATGATCTGATTCGACCAGTGCGTATCTGTACTCTGTAACATTCTCATTCTTACATCCGTTTCCATCTAATGGATTGAAACGGATCCATGCACCAGCTTTCGGATTATAATCTCCAAGTACGGAACCAATATCTCCATTACAACTGTTGAGCTGTTCAATGAGCTGACCGGCAGTACGGTCCCAGGAACCTTTCTGAGGAAGCCAGCATGTACCTTTCTCATCCGTCTTTTCCCAGCTACCAGTCACATATCCTACATTCTCACCTGCTTCAAACAGCGTTTCCAGATATGTGATCAACTGTTCTGCTGGATTCCAGTTTTCAGGCTCATGAATTTCTTTTCCTTCCAGCCAGTTCTTATCTACTACTACACGGTCACTGTCAATCTGAATGCTGTCATTCCAGTCCAGTTCATGTCCTCTTTCAGGTACCCAGCCATGTTCGATTGCCATCTGAACGATAGTTCCACCTGTCACTGGAGAAGAAGACCCAGAGAAGGTTCTCCATTTTCTTTCACATTCTCCGGAATGGTACCTGCTGAAATCTTTCTGACTCCACTGATCCCAGACGCTGATCGGATAGCCTTCCAGCTTCAGTGCCATTCCGACATTCACCCAGTCCTGATAGCTCAGGGAACCAGGATCGATGTATTCAATTATTTCTGCAAGGCTTGTCCTCTGCTCCATGTTTATGCTCCTTTATATTCCTGTGGCACAATATCACTTGGGATTCTCCAACCATTACCGGCAATCCGATCAATCAGGTTCTTCGCTGTTTCAAACTGCCATGTACCTACATGCTGGAAACCTCTTCCTTCCAAAAAACGAATCTGTTTTGGAGTCGTCAGTCCTTCATTTCTTCTTTTCTCTAATCGATCAAGAAATTTCGCCGCTTTACCGGCATTATCTATCTGATCAGGAAGAATACCTAATTTTTCAAGTGTATTTTTCTGCTTATCTGATGGTGGTCCCATCTCCCAGCCAAAAGACGGTACATAACTGGACAGATCTTCTGCCTGAATTGACATCTCGAACTGTAATGGATCCACAAGTTTCTTCTTTCGTCTTTTCATTTCAGCAAGCTGTTTCGCAAGAGATTCTTCACGCTGTGCCACAACATCCTCAGATGCTTTTTTCTCTGCTTCTTCGATGTCAACCGGCATACCGGCTTCTTTTTCCAGATTCTCAGTCATCTTCTGGGCAACTTCTGCATTTTCACAGATCAAGCTCGCCGGATGGCACAACTCATGCCGCTCTGTATGCCAGAGGAAATCCAGCAATAACAGATGATCTTTGCCAGTTTCCGGTGATAATCTGGTACCTCGTCCAACCATTTGACAGTACAGACTTCTTACTTTTGTTGGTCTTAACACTACGATACAATCAACAGACGGGCAGTCCCATCCTTCTGTTAAAAGCATCGAATTGCATAACACATTGTATTTACCAGAATCAAAGTCTTTTAATATCTCGGCTCTGTCCTGGCTATCTCCGTTTACTTCTGCAGCATGGAAGCCATACTCATTTAACAAATCACGGAATTTCTGGCTTGTTTTTACAAGCGGGAGAAATACTACTGTCTTTTTGTTCTGGCAGTACCTCTGCATTTCTTCCGCTATACCTCTCAGATACGGATCCAGTGCGGTACCAATATCACTTGCTTTAAAATCACCTGCCTGCACGGACACACTGCTCATATCAATCTTTAACGGAATCGTCAGTGCTTTGATTGGAGAAAGATACCCTTCCTTGATTGCTTTCGGAAGTGTATATTCATAAGCAAGAGACTCAAAATATGTACCAAGATTTTTCATATCCCCTCTGTCAGGGGTAGCAGTAACTCCAAGTACATGTGCTCCTGAAAAATGCTGTAAAACTCTTTGATAGCTATCAGAAATACAGTGATGTGCCTCATCTATGATGATCGTATCAAAGTAATCAGACGGAAAACTGTTTAAACGTTTTTCTCTCATGAGGGTCTGTACAGAGCCGACAACTACACGGAACCATGTGCCCTGGCATGAAGATTCTGCTTTTTCTACTGCACATCCAAGTCCTGTTGTTTTTTTCAGTTTGTCAGCTGCCTGATCCAGCAGCTCTCCACGATGAGCAAGTATAAGTACTCTACTGCCCTGGCGAACACAATCTTCTGTAACTTTCGCAAATACTACTGTTTTCCCACATCCTGTGGGAAGGACCAGCAGAGTTTTGAACACCCCGCTGTCCCACTGCTCAAAGATTGCATCTTTTGCTTCCTGCTGATATGGTCTCAGCTCCATTTTTTAAAATCCCCCTGGTGTAAATGCCGGCTTTGATGATTCTTTCGGATAAAGCTTTTCAATAAAGTTGTATTTCTTTGTAGGGTCTTTTGTGCCTGCTCTCTGTCCGATTTTTGCGCGGGCAGTCTTACCAGGCAGTGCACCCCAGTCCATACGGAGTTCTTCACCTTCTTTTTTAAGCCCTACTCCCCGGAACAACTCCGACAGTTTCCATTCAAGACTGCTATGTAATACATAATTTTCACGGATAGTCATTTCTCTTTCCGGAGCATGTACGATAAAATACACTACTGCCATATTGCAGGCTGGGAGCTTACCAGAGCCGGATGACCTGCTTCTGTCAAATTTCTCAATTGTCACATTATAATCACCCTCCGGGAGCGGCTCAAACTCCTGTGCATCCTCTTTAATGGTATCGTCCCATCCAAATTCTCTTCCTTCTGTTGCCATTATTTATATCCTCCTTAATTAAATGGAATTACTTCTTTTTCTTTTGCTTCTTTGATCATTCCATATACCTGCGGCCATGCTCCGATCAGACATCCGTTAATAAACTCTTTATCGTAATCTTTTATTTTTACATCTGATGGATAATATCCTCTCGCCGCCACGACATTCTGGATATCCCACTCGTCTACACGATTGGATTCCATCAGATCTCGCAGAGCTTTTGGAATTGCCGGATCCTGCGCAGGGAATGGTTTCTGCTCTTCCTGTTTCGTTGGTTCATTCAACGGAAGATTCATCTGCTTGCCCGCAGTGTATGTTTGCGCCGGCGCAATTTCTGGTGCCGGCTGCTCTACCTTCGGCTGCTGCACTGCATATTCAGTTTTTACTACTTCTTTTGCAGGCTCTGCCGGTGTGCCGCCAATAATATGTGCGATTGATGCATAATCAAACGGTACCTGTTCCGGAAGACCATAGCGGTTCTTTGCATCCCAACATGCATGATGTGATGTATACATGACACGTTCGCCGCCCTGGGCTTTTCTTTTCTGTCCTTTATCATCAACAGCAATCGAAAATGTCTTATAGTTTGCGAATAACAGCATGTCCGCCCATTCTTTGATCAATGGGGAGGTCTGTGAAGATGTCTTCTTGCCAAGCTTCAGTTCCCATCTGTCATAAGCACCAAGTTCATCCGGCTGTTCAAACTTTCTGATCTGTGCATGTGCAGTAAGCACAACATTAACTCCTGCTTCAACCACTTCTGTAAGCCGGTTCAGGAAACGTCCCATTTCTTCTTTGACATAGACATAACCATTACCATAACCAAAATCTTCGATGCCTGACTTCTTGTGCTGATCACAGATGCTCTGGATACACATGGACTCAGCCCAGTCAATAGTATCAATGACCAGTGTTCTGCAGACATCCGGATGTGATTTCACATACTGGATTTCTTCCAGGAGCATCTGCCAGCTTGTAGGTTTTGGTAGTCTGGCTACATCCATGGAATTTGTACTTCCTTCGGTATCAATAAACACTGGATCCGGAAACTGACTGGCAAATGTGGACTTGCCAATACCTTCTGGTCCGTAAATTACTACCTTTTTAGCGCATGGAATTCTTCCTCTAGTGATTTCCATTTAAAATGCACCTGCCTTCCATTCTTTCTTTTTAGGTTCTTCTGTTTGTTCTTGACCGACCACATAACCGTCTTCGATAATGATCGAGCACTCATCTCCGGTGCTTACCCTGGTAGCGATTGCCTGCAGACCTTCTGCCTCCAACCATTCACCAAACTCCTGTAATGACTTCATATCCATCTGTTCCAGCTTGTCCAGAAGCACAAAACCACAATTCGGATTCAGCTTTCTTACAATTGCAGTTGATACTTTCAGTCGGTCAGATCCAGACATGTTATCCCACTTCTGCCCTTTGTAGATCAACTCACCTTCTTTAACAGACAATTCCGGAAGCGGAAGCTCTGCCGAATTCAAAAGCTGTGCTTTTTTATCTCTGACATCTTCAAGATCCTTTGTCAGGGAATTGTACTGATCACGATATGTTTTGGCATCGTCTTCGGCCTTTTCCTTGTCAAGGTTTGCCCTTACTTTCCGATTGATTTCTTCAATATTGGAAATATTCTGTTCCAGCTCTTCGGTAGATTCATCATTCAGATTCAATGCGGATTTTCTGGCCGTTTCCAGATCATTTTCTACCTGTTTCTGCTCTGCCAGAAGAGCCGTCATCTGTTCATTGATACGCTGATACTTCTGCTCCAGTTGATGCAACTGCTCACGCTTTCTCTGGTTCTCTCCATTCCTTGCGAGGATTTCTTGCTGTTGCCGGATCAGCTCAGAAGCAGATATAAGATCTTTGGGGGCATCCGCAAAATATGGCTGTTCCTTTGCAAACTTCTCTTTCTGATCCGCAGTACGACCGATATATAAACGTTCTTGGTATAGTTCTTTTTCCTGCTGTTCAAACTGAGCAAGCTGCGGACCAACACCAATAATCTGTAAAAGAATCTTTGCCTTTTCTGTGCCAGAGGCTTCCATAAATTTAGGAAGATCTAATGCAAGCTGTTCCACAAATTCATTCAAGAGCTGCTGTCCTGCCTTCTGTCCATTAGGATCTGTGACCTTTAAGGCGCTATTCTTTCCTTTACGCTCCACAACAAGGCCATTGTTCATTACTATATGTAATGTAGGTGGAATCACGGAACCTTCTCTGGTTGCCTGTGATGGCTTGTAACGTTCTCCACCAAGAGCCCATGCAATGGAATCCAGAACAGAAGTCTTTCCCTGGTTGTTATTTCCACCAATAACAGTGAGGCCATTTGCTTTGGGTTCTACTTTAACTGCTTTGATACGCTTGACGTTTTCAATCTCCAGCTTATTGATCTTCATGCTCATCTTTTAGTCTCCTTTTCCAGCTCTTCATCTGACATGAATCCTGTTTTGATGCACTTACGAAGAAAATCATCCGTTACTTTTTCTCCATATTTTTTGCTTACACCACTTCGAAATGCTTTGATTACTAATGTCATATCTGTCATAATTTCTGCGAGGTTTCCCATCATCTGTACGCTACCATTTTCTGTTTTAATCATTGACTTTTCCTTTCTACCCTCATACAATGAAAGGGTGATAAACTATTATTATCTTTTGGGTCCTTCTGAGTTGCAGCTCTGAGGATCCTTTTTAGTTACACCTTCCATACATGCCACCGTTTGACTATGTATGTTATTCCGATCAGTGCCAGTGCTCCGACGAGCTGATCACCTGCATTATTCCAGATCCAGAACGGAAGATAGCTTGCACATCCTCCGATCAGAACGGAATCGATTAGATCTCTCATGCTTGTCCCTCCCTGCCGCCCTTATCCGGCAGCCTTTCTCACATAGCGCATTGTTTGTAAACCTTTTTCTGTGCTCTTAAGAACAACCTCTTTTTCTTTTGCACCCGAAATCTCCTCTTTTACACCATTAACCTGTATTCTGGTAACGAACTCTAACTTTGTCACATTCTCACCTCCCTGTGATATGGTATGAAATGTACTTGTCTGTGGTTCCTATATCGAAATTTGTCGAGTTTTTTCGATTGATTGACTTTTGGTTACTGTTCTCCTATCCTTGTGTTACAGGGCACTGCCATGCCTGAGTTTTAAGGAAGGAGATATACATATTGAGCAGTTATTACACACTTATTAGTAAAATTGCATTATGTCCACAATACAACAGATCAGTTGTGCTTTCGGCTAAATATCGTTTTACAGAAAATCCTCAAAACGACTATGAAGTCAAATTTGCTTATGCTACATGCCCGATTGTTGAAAATTCAAGATTGCCCAAAGATGAACAATGTGAAGAATATAAATATCTGGACTGTTTTCACTCTAATTGTGAACTTCTAAAGGATTTTCCTGCTCTTTGGGATGCTCGGAAGAAGTTGTAATTTCGCATGTTCTTTGCTCTAAGCGAAATTCAAATTCTGCTGCCGCTTTTAAGCTCCGATCAATCTGATATACTGCACTGTCAATTGTTGCTGATGGTGCAGTATGCTTTAATTCTTCTTTAAGAATGTCAAAATGCAATTTTGCATTTTGAATTTGTCTTTCCAGCTCACTGATGTTTGCAATTCGTTCTGAAATGTAAAGCATCTTTCTTCACGCTCCTTTCTCTTTTTTGTCTGATTCGGTTGCAAATAAGTAGTCCAATGTCAATTTACTTCCAGTGATAATTTCATTTGCTCATACTCCGGAACTTTTACAAAATCATCCGGCAATGAAATGCCAAACTGTTCACATTCTCTTTTGAATGCTTCTGCAATCTTATACGGTGCTGAACCCTGCTTTGTCATGATTCGATCAGTGACTCTGCCAAGTTCTGCAACACTGGATGCAATAATCGGATTCAAAGGACACGGAAGTTTACCATCTTCCATTTCATGAAAACGGTTTATGTATCTTGCAGTAAATTCTGTTCCTTTCTGTCCAGTCAGCTTATGAGCTATGAACTCACAGCCTTTCTTTGTGACCTGAAAGCATGGACGATTTTGATTATTTGCATCTTTATATGTGGCTTCTGTAAAGAAATCGCCCAATCCAATTTTGGCTTCGGCTAACTGCGACACATAATTCCTGATGTCTCTCAGTAATTTGCTATGTTCTTTTCCTACCATTTCTGCTACTTCCATTGAAGTAATGGTGTTTCTTGTTAAATTACTCATTTCGGCCTCCTTTAGTCTCATTTATGCGACAAATTGACTAAAAAAAATATCGTTTACTTCTTCTTTCGAAAGCTTTAATTCTTTTGATATCAAATCAGCTTCCTTAATGGTTATGGTCTGCCCATTTGCATTGATTTTTCTATATAATGTTGCCTTATCAATGCCTATTAATTCAGCAAGTTCCGAAATATTCATGCCGCATTCTACTATTTTTCCTTTTAGTTTATTCGTATTAACCACATTCTTCTCCTTTCTATTTTCTCATATCTGCGACTATATTTACAATACCATTGCTGTTTAACTTTGTCAATACTATTTTCTCATATTTGAGATTTTTTTTGTATTTTCATTTTTAATTGTTGCAAATTTGCGAATAATATGCTATTGTATCCATACAGGAGGTATTTGATTATGAATACTGGTGATAGAATAAAGCAAAGAAGACTCGAGCTTGGTTTAACCGCTGATGACCTAGCACAAAAAATAGGCAAATCTCGAGCAACTATTTACAGATACGAAAATGGTGATATTGAAAATATGCCAACTCCTATATTAGAGCCATTAGCCAAGGCGCTTGACACAACACCAGCCGATTTGATGGGATGGACTTCCACTGTAAAATTAATTTCTAATGAAATGAAACGAGTTTCTGATCAAACAAATCTTTATATACAATTATTTGAATCATATGGCTATAAGATAACTTTAAAAGCAGATACAGTAGATGTACAAACGAAAGCAGGGAAATCTTATACCTTTGATCGTAAAGATTTTATGAGTATGATTCAGCGTTGCTATAAAGATATAACCTATAATATGGAACGGTTAATTGATGAATATGATAATGGTTCTGCTGATAACGAATTTGATACTATCGCAGCTCATCACAATGGTGACAAATATACAGAAGATGAGCTGGAAGAAATTCACAAATTTAAAGAATCAGTAAAAAATAAAAGAGAATAAATGTGAAGGGAGTTTTTACTATGATGTATCCATTTATGACACTTAATGATGACACAGAAATTACACATTCTGAAATGAATCCAGATGGAAAAGTAAAAGTTTATATCGAAACTCCAGATGAAAAATATTGCTTTAAACATGCCACCTGTTGGCTTCCTGCTTATGAATGGGAAGACATCTTCCAATATTCAGATGAAGAAATTGATCGATTTGATGAGATCATCCATTCTATGGCACATCTGATTATGGAGTTTTCGCAGGAAGGAGGCTTCAACAATGCCTCAAATTTTTAGGTTTGGCGAATATTGGATTTATTTCTGGACAAACGAAAATGAACCACTTGAACCGGTTCATATACATGTTGCCAAAGGTGCACCTACTGCAAATGCAACCAAAATATGGATAACCAGCACAGGGCATTGTTTGCTTTGCAATAATAATTCACGCATTCCTAATCATACACTTCGAAATATAATGCGTATGATCGAGGCGCGGCACGATGATGTAATCTGTGCATGGCTTAAGTATTTTGGTGAAATACGTTACTTTTGTTAAATTATGGTTGTGCAGATTTTCGTACTTCCGAAATGATATACTTGAGCGGGAGGTGTTTTCATGAATTACGAAGAATTACAGATTCAAGCCTGCAAAGACGGTATAGAAATTATCGAATATCCTTTTAAGAGTAGCAATATCAAAGGATTATATTGCAATGGTACTGTTGCTCTCAACGAAGATATGACTCAGGTAGAAAAATCCTGTGTACTTGCAGAGGAAATCGGTCATTACTGCACCAGCTCTGGAGACATCCTGGATCAGACTGACATTATGAACCGCAAGCAAGAATATCGTGCACGGTTCTATGGATATAACCTCAAGATTGGATTAACCGGTCTGATCAGAGCGTATGAAGCAGGTTGCAGAAACTTTTTCGAAATGGCTGAGTTTCTGGATGCTACAGAAGAATATCTGAAAGAAGCTATACAGTGTTACAAATCCAAATATGGAATATGTACTGCTGTTGACAATTATATTATCTATTTTGAACCATTCGCAGTGATGAAGATGATTACTGCTGAATGAATACATGGACTTTACTATTGATCAGATATCCAGAATGACCGGATATCACCAAAAACTTTCAGAACTCAAATTATCAAATAATTAAAAATGTAAAGGAGACAATATTATGAGTAATGTACAAGCCATTGGACATGTAATAAGAATATTAGATGAATATACTTTGCTTATTGATGTTGGACGTTCTCAGTTATCAGTAGATGATGAAATAGAAATTTATGAGCTTGGCGATCCAATCCGTGACATAAATGGCAATTTTTTAAGCGAATACATTCACGTTAAAGATAGACTAACAGTTATCGAAACACAGGATAAATATTCTATTTGTCAAAAAACTAAATATGTCATTCAAAATTCACTTTCTACTCTATCCGCATGGTCTCCAATGCTTGAGAAGGGATATACTAAAAAAGTAGCTTTGGATGTCGATCCTAAAGATTTTCAGCCTTTCCCACAATATAGTTTACGAATTCATATTGGTGATTTAGTAAAAAAAGCTTGACACTCAAATTTTATAATGGTAAGATGGAGTCCAACAGAAATGGTTGTTGTAGAGACGACTAGCGAAAATCCCTCTTACCGTTATGCGGAAGGAGGGATTTTTTCTTTTTATGGATACATCTGTTTATGATAAACCCTTTAAATCTTATGAAGAACTTATTGAAATTATGAAAGCTCGCCATATAATTATTGCTGATAAAGAATTTGCAATACAGGCATTACAAGACTTTTCATACTACGGTATTGTGAATGGATACAAAAATACTTTTTTGCAGGTAGCTGGTACGGATAATTTTATTGAAGGTACAAAATTTGAGGAGCTATATACGCTTCATATTATTGATTCTAGTATGAACAATATCTTATTTAAGTATATTTTATTTCTTGAAAAAGCACTAAAATCAAGATTATCCTATCTAATTGCACAAAATTATGGTGTATACACTGATAAGGATGATATTTCTTTCAGAAATGAATCTGATTATTTATATTATAAGAATTACACCAACCATGGTAGTAGAAGAATAAATATTCTTCGTAGCCTTCGTGATGCAATTCTGCATCCTCGGCAGAATCCCAGCATGCTACATTACATAAATAACAAAAACCATATTCCGCCTTGGATTCTCACTACCAATATTTCCTATGGGCTTTCTATCGAATGGTATAACATCCTTCGATCTGAAGACAAAAAAGCAATTTGTAATTCGTTTCTTTCAGAAGGCTTATGTACTGAAGTTGAAACAAAAGAATTTGTAAGAAAATCCCTCGAAATCACTAAAGAGTATCGCAACAAAATTGCTCATGGAAATCGAACATTTAATATTTCTTCGTTGCCGCAGCTTCCAAAGAAGCAGCTCTTGGCCTTTACTTTTAATGCTGTTTCTTCTCAGGAATACGATGCCAAACTCGGTCAAGATGATACTATGGCCGTATTGTTAGCTTTATTTACATTACTTAACAACAAATATCTTCTCAATAACATGGTTAATGAAATCGGGCAAATCCTTATCCCATATAATAATGTTTCGTTCAACGGAAAAACCGTCTATGAAATTTTAGGCTTACCAAATGATGTTATTGAACGATTGTCCCTTTTATGGCAACGTAAGTTTTCGTAAAATAAAAAAACCGCCCCTGTGCTACCAACACAAGGACGGCTCATATCTCCGAAGAGATACCCGTTTTGCATTAAATATTGTATCATCTTCGGAGCAGGCGCACAACCAGAACATTTGTGTGGCTGTTATTTTTGTACCCAATTTTACATATTTTATAAATATAAAACCGAGGTGATATCATGAGTGATCGTATTGGAGCTTTATATATACGAGTCTCCACAGATGATCAGGCAGAGCTTTCTCCTGATGCTCAGAAGCGCCTGCTGCTGGACTATGCTAAAAAGAACGGTATCATTATCTCTAATGATTTTATCTTTTCCGAGAGTGTATCCGGCCGGCATGTTCAAAAGCGTCCTGAGTTTCAACGTATGATCGGCATTGCCAAACAGCCGTCACATCCGATTGATGTGATACTGGTCTGGAAATACTCCAGATTTGCCCGTAATCAGGAGGAATCTATCGTATACAAGAGTATGCTCAAGAAAGACCATGTG